GTAGTACACTCACACTCGTACCTTCCAAATCTAAGTAACCTCCCACGGTTAGGTTGTCAGGTAGTACACTCACACTCGTACCTTCCAAATCTAAGTCACCACCAACAGTTAGGTTGTCAGGTAGTACACTCACACTCGTACCTCTCAAATATAAGCTACCTCCCACGGTTAGGTTGTCAGGTAGTACACTCACACTCGTACCTCTCAAATCTAAGTAACCACCAACAGTTAGGTTGTCAGGTAGTACACTCACACTCGTACCTCTCAAATATAAGTCACCTCCCACGGTTAGGTTGTCAGGTAGTACACTCACACTCGTACCTTCCAAATCTAAGTAACCTCCCACGGTTAGGTTGTCAGGTAGTACACTCACACTCGTACCTTCCAAATCTAAGTCACCTCCCACGGTTAGGTTGTCAGGTAGTACACTCACACTCGTACCTTCCAAATCTAAGCTACCTCCCACGGTTAGGTTGTCAGGTAGTACACTCACACTCGTACCTTCCAAATCTAAGTCACCACCAACAGTTAGGTTGTCTTTCGTGATTCCGTACTGTGCTAAAAATTCCCAATCTTTCTTTTTCATACTTTATGTTTTTGTTTATGTGGTAAAAATAATACATTAATCAATACTAAAATCAGTTTGTTGTAGTTTATACTCATTCTAAATAAGCAGAAAGCCCTCCACGAATGAAGGGCTTAAACTAACCAAAACATCAGGTGCTATGAAAACCTGTTACGGTAAAGATAGGTAAATAATCCGTTCCGATTCACTAAGCCCGTTAAAATTATATTCAGGTATTAGCATTTCTTGTTCACTCGAGTAAATAGCTTGTTTAACTTGACCGAAGTATATCTTACCTGCTAACTTACCAGCGAACCTATCATGTAGTTGCATGGCACGTATTAGAGTTATTCCATACACCATCATAATTTTATTTATAGGCATATCTTTCAACTCAACCCATTCACCATCTTCAAACCATTTACGTGCTATCCTTGCAGCGTGTAGTTGAGATACTTTACATTTCTTTGCAGTCCAAACAGCCGACGTTGTATAGTAGTAGCCTATTATACGTTTTCTTTCAATGTCTTTCATCCTTAAATTTTTCTTCACACCATTGTCTAAACGACTGTTGTATCTTTATCTGTTGTTCCATTGCTTCAGTATCAGCAGTATCTACCATGTGAGAATCGAACGATCTAATTGCATTGATTAGTAAGTTACGTTTCATCTTTGCCGTTCGTTGCATTGGTATATCTTCTAGGAAGTCAGCGAGTACGGGTAGTACCTGGATTGCTAGTATCTTTGATGTTGTGGTCATTTTACTTAATATTAGATAATGCGATGTAAAGATTTGATATGGCTATTTGACCATGAAAGAATCTATCAGAAGCAGTAGGTATATTTTCTAATATTCTTTCTAATTGAAAAATCTTGTTTTCTAATGCCATTTTTAATTCTTGCTTATTCATTTCACTTCGTTTAATTTGATTCGTCTAATCTCCTGCATTAACTCCACGTTGTAAGTTGTGAAGTGTTGCTTTCTGTAAGCATCGTTAACTCCCATCGGTGGGGTGTAACTATTCTCTTTAGTCGTTGGCTTGGTCGACTTGTTTAGCCATTTTGCTAGTGGTATCATATTAATTTAATTTGATTAATTACTTTGTCAATAGATCCCTGTACTCGATTACAGTTTATCTTACATTCCTTAACTTGTTTGAATGAATTAGCAACATCGTCTGAACTAAACTCTTTGCCTTTCTTAGCAAGTGAATGTATCATTTCAGCGTTGTCTAACATGGATTGCCATAACTCTAATTCATTGTAGAGTTGATTTAATGATTCTGTCATATCTTTTATGTTTTGTTTATGGTGTAAAGTTAATACTTTAATTCATGTTTGCAATATTCAAGCGTAGTTTATTTTGATTCTAAATAAGCCTTAACTATTGCTTTAATCGGCTCAACGTGTTCTAACTTAACTCTGAACGCTATTGTCTTGGTCGGCTTTCCTTTCGGTCTACCTGCTCCTTTACGTGCGCCTCCTTTCATTTTGTTTCGTTTATTATCTTGATAATTTCAATCGTGATTTCTCTTACAGAGTCTATTATTGATGATAAATTCTTTGTTGTATCTTCAATTATTATTTCACAATCACCTTTTTTTACTCTTATTTTCATATTAGTTATTGTTAAAATTTTTTTTAGCATAAAAATAAGTCCATCCAAAATGACCTGTACTTTTAAATTCAGGAGTATAGCCATAAAAATTACAAGACTGTCTTAATACATCTATGTTTTTAGTGTGTATAGGTAAGTCATTATTATTTATAAATTCTATACCATTTTCTAATTTATTTAGGATTCTACCTAATTCAACACCTAGAGTAAAAGACTCTGATTTATCTGTAAATTCTATTATTAAGTTCATGTTTTAATATTTAATTTTTGGGAATACAATTTCATAATGAGTTCTATGATTTATAGACATTGTAATCAATACAGCAGCTCTGTAATAAGATTTAACCTTGTTATTTTCAAAAGAAATATAACTTAATTCTATGTTTAATACATCATTAAATCTATCAACTAACTCCTGACCTTCATTAGTCCATTGATTAACTCTTTTAGCTAATCTTTCAGTCATTAATTTTATTTCAGTTTCAATTTTCATATTCTTTGTTTTTGATTGCCTTACAAATATACGAATAGTTTTGATACTTGCAAACATTTATTTAAAATAGTTGTTATTTATATTCATTCTAAATAAAAAACCCCATCATTGCTGACAGGGTTCTTACTACTTGTACAAATAGATTAAGGCTTAAAGTACCTTTACGCAACGTGTTTCAGTCGACTGCTTTATTAATGTTAATTCTTTATCATAATCTTCAGATGTCATTATTAAAAGGCTATCAGTAATTTCACCTAACAATCTAGGCTCTTCTAAATTTTTACTTCTTATTCCGTATCTAATTTCATCATTCGATTCAAAGAAGTTTCTAATATCGCCTTGATTTAAAGATAATACATATTCATATCCTTGGTTTTCTAACTCAACTAAAAATTCTTTTTCTTTTAATATTTTATACCATTTTTTATTTGGTGCAAATCCATGTCCTGCAATCTCAATAAAATCATGATCAATATCAATGGAAATATCTGAACACACAAATTCAAGCTGAGAATTAAGATGCTTTAAAAACAACTTTTCAATTGATGTTTCGTTACCAATCATTTTTTCAGAAATCAAAGATTGTTCAATTTCCATTCTAAGAAATCTTCCTCTATAATTTCTTGGTTTTTTAGTGTTTGGTTTTTTAGTTTGCACATTATCATTAATGTATAATGCTAATTCCTTTAATCTAGCATCATCTTCTTTTAAGAGAAATCTCATATCTTTTAGTTTTGTTTCTACAAATATACAATACTTTCTATACACAAAACTCACTTCATGTAAAATATTCTTTACATTTTATACACGTTTTGTAAATACTATTTAATGTTATTGCGTATCGCGATTAGCGATTATTACAACTCCATAAGTTCATTAACTGCAATCTTACCACCGTACACAACACCACAACCAATCACAGGCTTACGACCTGCTTTAGCATACGACATTGCATAACTATCATGGTCTATTCCACAACCTACTTGCATACCAAACACCTTAAAGTTAGCACCAACAAACCATTCTGTATATGCTTGTGTATGTAGGTGACCTTGTACTGTTGACATCATATCAGCTTTACATTTAGCCTTAGCCGTTCCAGCTTCACCGTGAACGTACTGAACGTCATCAACTACAACTCTATGAGTAAAGTTCCAATTAGGCGTTTCTAAGACTTCTTTATACACTTTAATCCACTTGGTAGGTATTCCACCTGTTTGTGCCTTACGCATGATTAAACGGTCATGATTACCGATTGTAACATCAGCGTTCGGAAATGCTTTATACCATTCAGCTATTTTAGATATAGCGAGTTCTAATTCATTACCACCACCCAAACCATCTGCATCGGTTTCGTGATAAGACGAATAATGATTGTCGATAACGTCACCGATAAATATAACCTTGTTACATTGGTGTTTAAGATATACTGATTTACAAAACTCTAAATAACCATCCAGGCAAAAAGGTTCGTGTAAGTCACCAATAACCAATACCCTTGTTTCATCTTTCTGTCTATGCTTTAATATTAGATTGTACTCACTTTCGTTTAATCGTGGTCTATACTCCATAGGTTATAATTAAAAAAGCCCATAAGGGCTTGTGGTTACTTTATTTGTGAAATCTCTTGCAAGGTTGTTTTGCCTGTTATTGTTATTCCATGATTCTTAAAGAAAGAAATAATCTCACTTAGATAGTTGTTTCCACTTCTTGCGCCTGTTGAATAAATCTTAATAAATTGATCTAGTTGACCCGTAAAAACAAAACGATAACCAGGTAGGTAAGGCGACTTTTTATAAGTCTTATAGTTCTTTGCTATTTCCTCACTATAAAATGGTTTAATAACTACTAATTTACCCAATGGAAAAGGCTTAGATAAACCCGCTAAAATCTTATTGAAGTATTTAATCTGCAATTTAATTCCATCTTCTAATGTAGCGCAAGAACTATTTGAACCGTTGTCTGTGTTTCCAATATTGCCAGGGTTTTTAGTTCGATAGCTTCTTGTTCCTTTCTTAAATCCTTCGTGGTCTGCCATAATAAGACAAAGTAATTTAACTCCTTTTGGTGCATCAACATTATTCCACGCAGGAATGTACTCTTTTAAAATCTCAGTAGAAAATTCAATTTTCATATCTGATTTAATTGGAGAATCTGGAAAATGCGAACCTTCAATGGTTACGCCTTTATACTTTTCATCGAATGCCATACCTTTTATTTAGAGAATTTAAACGCTAATATAATCAAAGCAATTAAACCAAGTACAATTAATAGAAGATTTAACGTTTTATTGTTCTTAGTTACGGTTTTATATTCAGTTTTCACCTTATACTTAACTACTTCAATACTATCTCGCTTAATCTTGTATTCAGTTTTGATTTGGTAGCGTGTTTTAGGCACGAATACTTCATTGTAACGCACTATTGTATCATATTCTGTAACAACCTTTACCCATTCGTTATTAATGAATACAGAATCAATCTTTGTAAGCGTTAATGTATCTGTTGTAGGTACAAATTGTACCCCCTTCTTAATTGCTTTCTTGTAATGATACGAAGCCGAGCAACTAGTCATCCCTAAGAATAGCAAGAATGATATAAGTAACGCCCAAATGAAGGCTAGGAAGTGAGTGAAGTTAATTTTCATTTTATTATTTTTTTAGAATACGAATCTAATACTTTTATTCCAGTTGCAACACCTACTAAAGTCAGCCATACATCGTAACGTAAACCTTTATCAATGAAGTCAAAGAAAGCCATGCCAAGTACAAACACCCAAGCGCTAAACATTGTTAGACTAGTTCGACTAAATCGACCTTCTTTCTTTAGCGTATCGTTTATAATATCTCGTAACATATCTTTTTCCTTTTGTCGGGTAGTATAGCGAACTGTTGGTCTTTAACAACAACCGTTCCCGTCAATCCTTTTGGTATAATAGTCTTGTCTTGGTAGCAGTCGATTAGTAAACTACGCATCTCCACTACTTCAATCCTTGTTTCTTTAAGGTCTTGGCGTGTGATAAATACCATGTAAATCATAAATGGTAACACTCCAAATTTAACGGAATAGTCTAATAGTTTTTCAGGTGTCATTTCTTATATTTTTCTAATTCAACATTAGCCCACGCAAGAACGTCTTTATCCTCCCAAGTTGTGGTGTAAGTAAACCCTTGTAGAGTTGTACCGTACTTACTGTTAATAAGTATGTCAACACTTGCAGTCTTAGTTTTAAGATTGTCATTTACACTTGTTATTTCAATGCTATCAACATCTATTGTAGCGGAAAAGTTTTCTAATTTAATTGTCATGGTATTAAGATAAAGTTGTTCCTGTTACTGTGAATGTTCGGCATCTAAAAGAATAAGAAGTACTTGTTTTTCCTCTTGCATCAATTCTGTGGTCAGACCAAGAAACGATTGCAGAAGAAGTAGAAGAATTATAGCTTGTAGAAGTCCATACTACCGATAAACTTGTTATGCTAAAAGGTGAATAATTCCACGCAGTAGAAGCACCGTAGTTTAGTATCGAAAACGCTTCGCATGCATTAGGTATTCTCCATGTACTAAAACCACCAACACTTAAAGCTGTAGCATTAGTTAAAGCATTCGCCCAAGTTTCTAATGGAAAAGCACCTTTATACCAACCTAAAACAGTTGAGCCATCGTATGTACTCCAATCAATTATAATTCCGTTCGTGTAGGTTTGCGTTCCTACCTCAGAAGTGAAACGGTTTGTATTTCCGAATGGATTGTCTGAGTTTAAAGTAGTGAAATTTACAAGCCTACCGATTTCTAAATCACCATCATCGTTTGTCGCATAACTCGTTGTTTGTCCCGTTTTCATAAGTTTAGCACCTACGGGAACACTAGCGGAATCAGGCAACACCACTTGAAAGTCATTACCCACTTGTGTAACACTTGTTGGAGTTACTACACCGCCCGAATCACTTAGTTGTATATCAACAGTCGAACCACTTGCAACAGTACCTTCGATTGTTCCGTTTACTTCGAGTGTGGTATCGGGGCATGGAACGCTATCCGCTAGAACAATATCAATGTCGCCACCTGATACTATCACATCTTCGGGTATTACTTCTAGTCCGTCTTGCGTAACCGTGACGAATACATCTGTTCCTCCTGAGTACGTTCCTACTAATGCCTCACCAACAAACACGTCAACATCTTCACACACAACAGGATTAGGCACTTGAACAACAACACTTCCTTCTGCTAGTATGCTTCCGCTTTCTATTAGTGTGCCGTTAATATATTCTATTGTGTATGTACTATCCTGAATAACTTGTATTTCAGTTACACCGCTTGGAATAGTGTTTGAGTATAGCTCGTTACCTAGTGAATCAGTTGTTATAGCTATTGCATCGTCACATACATTACTTGGAACAGTCGCACCGTCACAAGCAATCATATCGTTAGGTATAATCACATCGAATGTAGCAACCCAACCAGCTAAGTAGTTTTCAAATCTTTCTGTAAATGGTTGTAAGTCTGGATTACCGTCTAGTTGATATAACGCTTCGAATAAAGTTCCACCCTCTAATACTTTAAGTAAACGTAACAATACAGCTTGTTGAGTATTAAGTACATCTTGCTCATTATCATTACCTCTAAATTGACCTATCGCAGTATTGTCAATTGCTTCTTTGGAGATGTCTACAATATCCATGGCCATAACAGAAATGTTATAACGAATAATATTTTTTTCTATTGTAGCGTTATTTACAACAACGTGAGATAGTGGAAAAATAGTTTGTTTCTTAAGGTCTACACGGAATATATCACCATAGGTAATAGTGTTGACAAACTCGTCTTGAGCCAACTGAACCCTAATTTTTTCCGTTATGTTGTAAAAGCCTTGCATTTTATTTATATATTTGTAAAAACATAAAGTATGAAAAAGTTATTATTAGTGTCAGTATTGGGTTTGTTCGCTTGTAACAAGCCAATTATTAAAGTCAACAACAACGTTAACATGGTTAAGAATGGTTACAAATATCATTACTACCATAATGGAGCATCTATTGACACAAATCAGTTTATCGCTCAAAGTGGTGATTCTGTTAGGTTGTATTCTGCTATGTCTGTACCTCTTAATCATTATGCTTATCTTATCGTTAACAATGATACTGTTTTGTCGCATAATGGTTTTCAAGACACTTGCAACTTGTTTTATATTATTCCTTAAGGATATACTTCTAGTAGTAAAGATAATGGCTCTGTGCTAGATAAAAGCGCATCTGTTAAAGTTCCACTTGCATAAGTTCTTATCTTTACTACATTTGAATTTTCTCTGTAAACTCTAACCTCTGTTGTTATTGTTTTTAATGGGCTTGTTGATATAAATAACTTGGTTGCACCGCCTGAAAAAGCACCCGTACAAGTTAATTCGTAATCACCCACCCCAACTCTAGCAACTGTTACTGTTCCTAATGTATTTCTAAGTGGGAATAGTGTAGGGTCACTTGTTGAAACTTGTGTTATAATTGCTTTATAGACTGAAGCACCTACCAACTCCAACCCCGTCAACTTTCTACTACCAAACAATCCACCACCTAAATCCTCACTAACTTCGATTAGATCGGTAGCAGCTAACACACCTGTTGAGTGTGCTGTCATCTCACTTATTCTTACTTCCGCCATTTTCGTTTAATTTAGTTAGAAATACAGTTAACTTAATAATGTTTTCTTCTTTTGGTTTATAGTTCTTTCTCATAAGTACCAGCCTGACAAATTAATATCTCTATCGGGGTTTATATCGTTATTACTATTCGTGTTGTATTCAGGGAATGTGCTATTATTGTAACACATATAATCTACGAATCTTTTAGTATAGTTTTCAGCTATGCTTCTTTCTTTCTCAACTAAGAAATCTACCTCTTCTTTACTTACCGTTTCGCTATTCTCACTACCATGCTTATAAACGCCTTTGTTAGCGATTGTATAAGCTGCCCAAGGTAAATACTCAACCATCGCCCAATGTATCAGCATAGGTTTGATATACGTGTTTACAAGCGTTGTGTAAGGTGAGGCTAAAGTACCCGCAACTATATCAGTACTAATCTTATTGTAAAGGTCAGTGCCTAAGTAGTTTTGAATGTGAATGTCTTGAGCAATCTTAATGTATTGCACGAATTTATCTACATCAACATTCCCGTTAAGTGAAGTGCTTTTAGTTAAATCTTCTTTAGTTATAAATAGAGCCTGTGCCATTATTGAAATCTTTTATTTGTTGGTAAAAAACCTTCGTAAGGCATATCTTTAGGTGCTGTATAAACTCTTTGATCGTTTACTGCTTTGCCGTCTTTATCCTTATCAGTTAATGGAACAATCTCGCCAGCTTTACGAACTTCAGCAGGTGTGTACTTCCTAGCTAGTGGTGAATTAGCATCTGACTTTTTAAGATAAGTTTCTCTTACCCATTTATGACCACAAGAACCACCACCTTTATACAACCAAATAGAATAAGTGTTAGCGCCTTCAGGACCCCAACCTTCATTAACTACTTGCGAACCCATTTGTATAATATCTTCTTTACGGTAAACTTTATTAGCTTGAATCATTCGCTTACAGAAGTCACGTGAATCTTCTTTGATGTCACCTGTATATCTGTATCTTGACTTGAATATATTGCCATCTTGTTCACTTGAAGCATTCGGTCTAGCTGTCCCTGTACTTACAAAATCCCAAACTTTAGATAGTAGGCTTTGTTTAGGATTGTTTAATGATTCTAAATAAGCATCTTCTTGTTCTTCTAAGTCATAGTTAACATCTTGTGAATCTATAAGCTCCCACCCTTCCATTTCATCGTCAGCGTACTTATCTAATTCATTAAATATCTTCTCATCCACTTGCTTACTCATAGCAACCTCCTCAGACTTCTGCTCATCAGCTTCAATATCTTCAAACAAGTTTAAACGTCTAAAGAATAAGTCTAAGCTAATATTATTGAACGCCAATACTTCTGCAATAGCGTCTAAGTGAATGTCTTGTGGTGGTCGTATAACTGTATTATGGAAATACTTAGCAGCTACTTCTATTTCAGCAGCATTAGAACTGAATCCTTGCCCGTCAGGTGAAATACCTACAAGCATAGAAGATGTAATACAATGACCTACTAATATCTTGTTTCTACATTCAGTTGATAAGTAGTTGTAATGGTCGGGCGCATCGTTTAATGGAATATCATCAACCGTAGTTTTTTGTTCCTGGTTGTTGTTGAATGATACTATCACCTTCTGACCTCTAGCACCTGTTAACTTACCTAGAACCTTCTTAGCTTGAATCTTCTGTTGTTCTTCTGTTGGTACACCATTATTAAAGTTAACTACCTTTGTACCACTAAATCCATTATCTACATCATTGATTAAGTACTCAGATATACGCTCTTCTAAAATACAATAGTCTAAGCATGGTTCGTAAGCAACTGCTGAGAAGTATTTACGTCCAACTGATTGCGCTCCAAATACAATTAACTCAATCCCTTCCTTAGATGTTCCAAACGCTGGGATTCGCTTAGGAGGAAATGCTTTAGTATCTGACCAATTGTCAGAATAGTAGTAACCTGTTATATTACCATCCTTATCGCACTTCTCAGGTCGAATAAGGTTAATAGGCATATGTTTAACCTGAACTATCTTATTATGTGCCTTATTGTATATTAACTGATATGCACCTTGTCCTAAATGATACAAATTATCACCCGCTGCTCTTAAGTCGTTAGGTCTAAACAACGATAACATCTGTGCAAAGTCATTAGGTCGCTTATTAGCGTTCTTAGCATACAATCCACGTCCGTACATTAGACGAACTATGTTGTTGATAATAGAGCCGTTTGTTGTAGAATTTCGTCTACGGTCAATAAGCCATGTATAATAGTCGTTATCTTCACCGTATTCAACCCATTTATCTCTACCATCTTCTATAATCTGTGGTTGAGTGTAAGATGATAACTCTAAAATATGCGTGTTATTCATAAACTATAAATTCGTTATCTGTTGTATTCTGAATATACTCACCGTTATTGATTGTATATGTAGTAGCAGATTGATTAGTGCAAAATATTTTATCTTTGTAAACTACGTTAGCACCGTCTAAAACTGTTAACGTATAAGTATGACCTTCAACTAATGTGATTATCTTAGATATTACAGCGTAGTAATCTAACTGAGTTATAGTAATAGCGTATGTAACAGAATCTCTAGTTGTTTCATCTGTAATAATCATACTATCCGCAGCGTAAGCACGGGGAATAATCTTGAACGTTTGCGATAAAGCAGATTGTTGTAATACTAACATATACTATTATAACTAAATAGTTGTATATTTGTTTTAAAATAGATGTTATGAACCCTGAACAACGAGCAGAATCATTAGTATATATGATGCAGCAGAATGATAGAGTTATGCCTAATGAGTACGCTATTAAATGTGCTATTATTACAGTTGATACTATATTAAGTTATCCTACAAGTTTAACGTATGATATTGTTTGGTATGAATTTGTCAAGACTGATTTAACCTTTACTTATTCTGAACCCATGGAATCGTTTAAACTGAATGCTTTAGAGTATTGGTGTAATGTTCGTGAATACTTGGTAAAACAAAAAATATGAGGCAAATACAAATAATACAATATATGGCTCAAGTAGTTGAAGCGTATATTTACAGACTCAAAGGTGTTGAAGTTAAAATAGACTTAATGCAAATTATTAACGACCAGCGTCAATTGAATATGTTGATTGATGCTTATAATCATGTGAATAAAGATTAGTAAACCAAAAAACCCCCACCAATTAAGATGAGGGCTTCCTTTACAAAGGAGTATTAAGCCCCTAATACAATAGTCACTCCAGCAGTAGTCAACAACGCATCTGTTGTAGCTTCCATGAAGTTAGCAGGTACAGGTTCCATTCCTACAAGTGTCAAAGTGTAACCGCTTAAGTCACCCATTGCAGCACCTGTTGTAATAGTTCCACCTGTTACATCCATACCGTGCTTTAAACCGCACATGAAGTAGTTAGAGTTATTATCTACAACGATAACAGTTGGATTTCCGTAAGCTAACAATTTCACTTGTTTATGAGTAGCAATGTCTTGCTTAGTCAAGGTTAAGTTTAATGTTTGCTCAAAGTAAGTAGTACCCGTATCTCTTGAAGTTACAATTGTTTGTTCAAATGAACTAGCCGCCCCTTTAAGGTCGTACTTATATCCGCTCGGTGTACCCGTTACGGTTTCAACAACATCAGTATTAGTAGAATCATAAGTTACCCCTGTCATGTCACCTTGGTTCATGAAGAAGATAGCCTTAAGCCCACCTACTGTGTCTTTACAAGGAAGTAATCTCCCTAATGATAAATCACAAGCCATATTTTTATAGTATTAAAAAAGGGGTAGGCGTTTATTTCACCCACCCCTTTCAAGTTATTTAATTAAATTAGTTTGCTCCGTTTGTGATACCGTAAGTAACGATGTCAGTAACATTACCGTAGTTAACAGCACCTGTATACTTCATAATGAAACGTACATTTTCTGAACCGTCGATGTCTTCCATGTCGATAACCTTAACCGCTTGTGTATCGTTTAACAATCCTGTACCGAAATACAAGTTATCCTTGTAAGTAGCGATTGCAACTGTTGAAGTCATACCCTTACACATTACCAAAGGAACTCCGTCAATAGATACAGAACCATCAGTGTACCACATTGTACCCATTGCATTGATACCGTTTGAACCAAGTCCTGAAGTACCGTAACCACCTAACGCTTGAATGTAAGCCTTAAAGATAGCTTGTGAACAGTAGATAGCGAATCCTTCATGTCCCCATAAACGGTCAGGAACAGCAGCGATAATCTTACGCAATTCAACAATGATAGTTGAAGCAGATACAGCAGCACCAGCAACTTCTTGAGCTGAAGGTAAAGCAGCATCAGCAGCTAATAAAGTTTCAAATCCATCAAACTCACCAGCGTTAGCAGTAACACCCGACCAGATAGTTGTTTCCGTCTTAGCAGCAACTTTAGCTGAGATGTGAGCGATTAAGAAGTCAGCGAATGACTTAGGTAGTACGTCGTGAGCAGAATAACCCATTGATACCGCATCCCAATCACTTCTGAAGTCAGCCTTACACAATTGTAAATTTACCTTTAATGATTCAGGTTGTAATGAACGCTCAGTTAATGTAACAGTTGATGTTGGGTCAAAGTCACATCCACCATTCTTAACGATGTCGTTAACTGAGATGTTTTTTAATGTTTCTTTATACTTGATGTTCGGTTTAATCGTAATCAAGTTTGCATCTAGTGTATTAGCACTTAAGATAGCAGCAGCGATATACTTACCAGCGAATTCACCTGCGTAAGTAGTAGTCATTGATGTTGTTGTAGCCATTTCTTTATATTATTTAATTAGTTCTTATTATGATGGGTCTGTTGCAGTAATACCACCGTTAGCAGCACAAGCACCTGAAACTAACCATTGAGAGTTAGATGAGTCAGCAACTAAGTAAACCCAGTCACCGATTGATTCAGCAGAAGCAACGAAGTTAATTTGGTCTTCCCCAGCAGCAGGAACTCCAGCAACCGTTGAACCCATGTCAGCGATAATACCATTGATGTTGTCACCTTCAGCAGAATCGATAATCCAATTGTCAGTAGCGAAAGCAGCCCCTACAACAAATCGAAAGTTTAAACCTTCAGCAAGTGTTGGAAGTGTTACTGTTTTACCAGCAGCAGCGTCTAGGATAAAAGTTTTACCACTATCAGCAGCAGTAAGTGTTTGAGCAGCAGAAAGAACTTCTACTTTTACTCTTTGACGTGATACGTCATTTGATGTTGTTACAGTTGTACTCATTTTTTTTATTTATATAATTTAGTTAAAATCTTATCTATTGGAGTTTGAGAACTTTTCTTAGCGTATCTAAAAACTTCAACAGCTTGTGCATTTTCAGGGTTGTGATTGATTGGTTCAGCAGCAGGTTGATCGTCCGATAACTCAACTTTAGTTAACTCAGCAATCTTGGCTTCTAATTCAGCAATCTTAGCATCTTTATCGTCTTGTGCTGAAAACTGAGTTTCTTTAACGATTGATTCAATTACTTTCTTAGCAGTTGGCGCTTGTGGTTGTGCCATCTCAGTTTCTTGAGGTGCTTCCACCTCTACTTCTACCTCAGCTTCTTCTTGCTTTTCATTGATAGCAGCGATAACACCTTCTACTTCAACTACAAGTACACGACCATCTTCTAGTTCGTACTCACCGATTGGCAATGCAACTTTAGCGTCTTCGGTAATAACG